AGCTGGTCTTTGATGCGGTCTTTTTTAGCGGGATGATAAATATCCCTTTTTCCAATCATGGCAATAGGAACATAATTGTGTAGAACCGTTTTAATTAGGTCGCCTTTTCTTAGGTCTTGTATGTAACGGTAACCATTTTTGGTTAATATTCGTGAACCTTCCTTGAAACAGACAATAGGGGCGGGAGTAGGTTCTGGTTCTCGCACCAGAGCATTTGCAAATCCGTAGGATGCAAAATATGTAGGATAATTAGCTATTGGGGCTCCATCAGAAGCATTGACATTATCGTAGTAATAAGCTGTATTGGTGCTCGGATCGAGATTCTGCACAAAACAATTAGATCCTAAACTCGGTAAATTAGTAAGAGAATCAAAATATACACTCGTTAAACTAGTGCAACCTTGGAATGCACTATTGCCAATAATTGTGAGACCTGTTTGAATGGTGAGACTCGTTAAACCAGTGCAACCATAGAATACACCAAAGCCATAAGTTGTTACACTCGATGGTATGGAAATACTCTTTAAAGCATTGCAATAACTGAATGCATTAGAGCCAATAATTTGGAGATTCGAAGGAAGGATGATACTTGTAAAACTAGTGGAATTATCAAATATACCAGCATTAATAGTTGTTAATTGTGAACCTGGTGCAAAAATCAAGCTCAAAGAACTGCAACCATTGAATGGATTAGTACCAATAGTTGTAACACTCGTTGGAATGGTAAAAGATGATAAACTCGTGCAACCACCGAATGCATAATTTCCAATAGTTTGAATACCTGTTTCAAGGTTGACATTTATTAAATTACTGCAACCATTGAATGAATTTTGGCCAATAGTCGTAACACTTGATGGAACGGTGACACTCGTTAAATTCGTGCAACCTATGAATGCTAAATTGGCAATAGAAACAACTGTGTATACAGCGCCGTCAGTATCAGTAACGCTTGATAGAATTGTTGTATTTGCTAAAATTGTTCCATTATTAGCGCTTGATACACTCGCAGTTAGAGTTACGCCTATTTGACCATAAGTTACACCATCGACTGGATCAATTGTTACCAACAAATATTTATAATATTCAATGCTTTCAGTAAAATACACCCTTTCTACATCTTCGCCGGTGCTTTCCATTATCCAGTCACCCCCGTATTTCAAGTTTCCTGTTTTATTATTCGATGCTCCTACACTTATTCCCGTTTTCTCGGTTAGAAAATCATAATAGCTTTTCCACAAATCGTTATTTAATGTGTCACAAGCCAAATAATCAACATTCTTTACACCAAATTCGCTAATAACATCTAGTAACCATTGCAAATTTTCACTGTAATCATCAGAATTATCAGAATCATTGGCTAGTTCATTCGCTAAAAAAAACGATTTCCCATCTAAAAAGGTCTTCTCGTTATTCCCAGGTGAATGAAAGACGAATCCAATTCTTTTTAACGATTGCGTTTTACTCCTTAATAATTCCATCAATTCCATTTTGGAAGACATTCGAGAATAAGCTACAGCAAATGTAGTTGGGTTTGCAGAATCAATAAACTGTTGATATTCCTGAACCTCGGTAGAAACTAATAGCAAGTTTGCTAAAGGATTCTGTATTTTATCAGAATATACAAGTTTCTGCAAAGGTTCCACGGCAAACGAACCAGGCAAAGCGTTTTCACTCATTATAATATAGTTAAATATAATAATTATAATAACAAGTTATTTATTTCAACAATTTATAGAAAGATTACTAAAATATCTTCAATGAAAAGCAGAAAATATTACGCACACTGTTTTTTACACCTTTGCGCATTTCGCAAAGGTGTAAAAAATAATAGTATTATAAATTATTTTACTAATAATAGTATTTATGTTTTATTTTGTAATAGATAAATTAGAATCCTGGATTATAAGTATTATCTTTGCCCAAATCGGCAGTTTTAATACTGACTACATTATTTTGAATGGTCAACTTGTTAGAACTACATTGATCATCTGGATTCTCCACCCCACCAAACAATTTCTCGATAGACTCTTCTTCGTTGATTTTCTCATAGACCGCGACCTCATCCAACTTTCGCATTTCATCCAAATCAAGAACCACTTGGAATGCATTGGTTCCAAAGAGACCTTCTTGTCCACACATCACATTGGCAGAAACGCCTCGCAAAGTATCCAGTTCGGCGTGTCTAGCCGCCTTCAAGAACATCTCCGGTGTCTCCTCAAAGGACGCTTTAGCAATAGGTCCAATATTATCATTGTTGATACCATGCCGGAAAATCGATATCATTTTATTAGTAAAAGTCATTCTGTCGCATAAGACGCTCAAGTGATGAAAGTTAATATAAGTGCCGTCAAACTCAATCACATCTGCCAACTCATTATAAATGGCTTGTCTAGCGGCCTCAATGCCAAAGGTCTCGTAAATCTCGACAATGTCATTGCTGAATGTGCGATTGGGGTCAATGTAATCAAGCGCAAGAACATCCATCATATTGGTTCCAATGGTATCTAGAACCCAAATTTCCTTCTTCTTGAAAACCCCGGATTCTTCGACCACATTATCTTTAATCTTTCGCAAAATCACCTTCTTAATGCGCTTTACACCGCGAAGTACAATATTTTCTAGAAGCTGGTCTTGGAAATTCTTTAACAAGTAGATTTGGTCGGATTGGTCCAGTGGGTTCACCTTGGTCTTCTTGGCGCCGCCTTTATTTGATCCTTGCTTAACTACATTGTTCATTCGAACGCGGAACACCAATTTATCTGCATTATAATCTGTGTAAACGCATGAAATCTCTTCACCGAAACTATTTTTTAGCGTAAAATTAACATCGTCCATAGTAATATTCTTCTCCAACATCACTTCTGGGTTCATCTCCATGCGCAAAATCCATTTAGATTTTTCATTTGTATCATTGGCAAGCGAAGTCTCCATACACTCATCAACCATATTCTCAAATGCGCGGAATTGTTGCATAGTCGACTCATCGTCATTAATAAGAGTATTCAAGTCATCTGGGTCAAAACAAATCTCGGTTGATGCAACAACTTCCTTCATCTTAGTGTGCTCCAACATATACATAATCGATTGCGCTTTTTCGCGGTCACCCTCGTCTTCGGGTTTTAAAAACACAGTGAGCGAAGGATTCTTGGGATCCGAGGACAATGACAGAATTTCTTCAATTCTTGGAACACCTCGAGTTACATTGGATTTACTAGACACGCCGGCAAAATGGAATGTATCCCTTAGCGCAAGACCATTATAGATATTGAAATTTCGCGTGTCTGCAACGGTTAAGTCATAGGCATAATCGGTGGTATTTGGTACCTCTTCAATTGATTTAATTTTGTCAAAGAGCACATCAAGTAGGCCATCGGCTTTTCTCGGTTCCATTACAATTTGTCCATCTATTTCATTGGGCACATGCAAGTAGTTTCTATTAATTTTATAGGAAAACTTTGACACATGATCCGCGACAATGTTGCAATTTTCTCTTTTGCAACTAATCTTGATGTCTAGCATTGTTGCCAACTGTTTTGCTTGTTGATTTCTCACATACAAAGTGTATCCTTGGTGAATATTTTCGGGCAATGTCCCTCTGTTATTGGAAGATTGTTTTGTCAATTTCTTGATGAAACTGTAAATTCCAAGATTATTCAGCATTTGTTGCACATCAATCAACAATTCTTTGGAAACAGAAGTCATCATAATTGATTTGTCTTTTACACTGATAGTTCCGTCTCCGCCGATATATGCGTCCAAGAATCCTTGAATGCATTCTTTGTTAGAGAATATAATCTTGTCGCTTATAAATTTATTGTGACTGAGCTTTCCACAAAGTGAATCCAAGATGCGGCATAAAACTGTGTTGTAAATGCGCAAGTCCTGGCTTATCCAACCCTCTTGTCCCTTATTCTCGTGTTTATATAACTTGCACGAAATGTTCCATTGTTGCAAGAGGGTCATAATCGGGTCAAAGTATTCTTCATCATTGTTTGCAATTGATAGTTGAAATCTTGTCATGCATCCTTCAGCTGCATAAGCACCGACCAAGTAACCGAAGTTGTAGTCAAGTGGAATTTCCTCCGGGATAGTATAAGCGTTCATATTTGTTTGCTTTGTATAGACGCATCCTGGAACAAAATTGGTTTTGCTTTTGCATCCGTTTCTCAATTTATTAGATACTTTGGTAACAAAGCTGTCGCTTCTAGCGTATGGCAAAGTAAAGGTTTTCCCATTATGTTTTGACCACCAATGATGTTCTTCCATTACCAACATTGCTTTTTCGACTTCAGCCGTGTAAATATATTCTGTGGGGGGAAGAATAGTGCGCAAATTGAAAGATCTGGATTCAACAAAGTCAATTTGTTTTGTACTCACGGGAAGATAATCGCCAACCTTGAACTGGTCTCCGTCCATTTGAACAATTTTTCCGTTTACCAGTTTCAACAAAGACTTTGCCTTGGTAACAATAACTTCTCTGTCTTCTTCTGTGGTAAATTTAAGCATAGTATTTGTGCCATCTTTATTTACTACAGGGTGCTTTGTCACTGCTTCAATTTGCTTCCAAACTACATTTCCATCTTCATCGCAAGAAGGAACCTCGAAATAGTCCTTGGGTTCGGCGTAAGTCGTATCATTTTCAGTATAATATTCCAACTTCTTTGCATTGTCAATATGTTTACCGATAAAGTCACCAATATTAACTTTTTGGATTTTTCCGACTGAATCCCTTACGATAATAGGTGTCTCATAAGTAACTGAGTTGAGCGTGTTATGTATTATGATGCCATAATCTGTCATAAAGGTTTGATTTCCTGGCACGGTAAAATCGTAAACATATTCTGTTTGTTCGGGTGTCCAGACTTCGATTTTCTTGATTTCATCCCACACAACACCAGAGTTGGCCGCTTGATTCAAAATGCGCAATTCATCCTTGATTTGACCAACATTTTCATGAGACTCAAATATTTGAATGTATTTTTCTAATGTGCGTCTGCCAATGGAATCTTTCTTGGCCCAGCGCCCATAATTGCGGCTTTGGCCATGCAACTTCAGTATTTTTCCGCACTTGGCAATGACTGCGCCAAGGCCATTAATTTTGTCAATCTCATCGGACAAATCGTGAGCATTATCTCTGTCAATATAATCGACCAATGCTTGCAACTTGTCACTGTGGACTTTAGAACCAATAGACTCTTGATATTGTTTGCTATATTTGGCAGAAATTGCCAAATTATAAATATTTGAGCCGCGAGTAAAATTCTCTTTAATGGAACCAAAGATATCAAAATAGTTCAGCATAAGTGCCATATCTTTTGTCAATTGCTTAGAACGGCTGCAAACGCGAATTTGGTGGTGTCCTTCATCGCATTGAAAATTGCCATCGCCGTCAAAATAGGCTTGAATAAGACCAGCCTTGAACTCATTGGGTGCCAAGAAAGCAAAGTCGGGAACATGTTTTACAAATGACCCGTTTTTGCATGTTTCAAGGAGGAAATCGGCCAAAGGTTTGCATGAGAATGATGTTATCACGCTTGGTCCATACTCACACTCTCTTTCAACTACTCTACATTCTCTATCAAAACGAGATGCAAAATCCTTGGTGTTTTCAATAAAATGAGTCGAAATATTTGTAATATTTATTGACCCATTCACATCTTGAGTTCCAGTCTTTTTATTCAAATTTCCCTCTGCCAAATAAGCGCCAATAAACCAGCCAAAGAGATGGTCAAGTTTGTATACAGTCGAACCAATTGTAACAGAGTCTTGAACAAATGTGTTGTCAATGTGTTTTGCAACGGGTATGCGCATACCCTCCTTCATATTTGCGCCAGTAATTGGAACAACAGTTTGGGTTTTTTCGTCGCGAATCAAGTGAGAGTGACTTGTGGTTGTTGAAACAACCCTGCCACTTTTAGTCGTAACTTTCATAACATTTCCATTTACCGGATGTCTGCTAACATGACTAATCTTGTTCCAATGTGTTTTCTCCTCGGTATCAACTCCGATAATATAATAGTCATCCTCTGCACCATCTAGAATTGTTTCAACGCTATCTACATGTCCGGTGCCGAAAGTATAATGAGGATATTGGTTAATCAACGCGTCGCACATTGTGCCTATTTCCCCCGAGACCATAGAAATCTTTTTTGTAATTTTATTAATTTTCACACACCTAATATGCTCACATTTCAGGGCCGACATTTGTGTTGTCGGCTCGCCAATGCTCTGGGCGGCCACCATTCCTACCATCTCACCAGGTGCGACAATCGAGCGCTTATAATTCACGGCAATATTCTCCAACAAAACAGTTAGAGCGGCCTTGTTGAATCGCTTGACAAAGAGGAGGTCTTTGGGCGAAAAGTAGTAAAAGTAAAGCGTCTTGAAAAGCGCAGTTGGAACAGCGCAACGGATTTTTTCCAAGTTGGAATAGCATTTTTCAATCATATCAAATGCTTCCAAAGGAGTCAAATCTGTTACTGAACTGGCGTTAATATTTTGTTGACCAATTACATTATTAATGATGTATGAGAATGCGACTGGACAGTTTACAACGCTGTCGCCCTTGTTCTTGAACACATTCTTTACAATTAAATCGCGATTTGCAATCATTAAATCCGTGTAAAACTTGCACTTTTCTTGAGTCGCTTTCATCTGTTTCTTGTATCGAGCAAGGACCGGTTTCAAAAACACGGAAGAAAGTGCCTTGGTCTTTCCAGACTCATCGGGAATGTTGTAGTGCGCGTAAATATCTTGAATGCTCATACTCACCAAGGGCATCGATTGATTCTCGACCTTTATAGGGTCAATTCCGTCGTCGCCGTATGCGAATTGAACAAGCTTGCCTTTGTTGGTTCTCACAGTCATGTCATATGATACCATCAAATCTTCCAGTCCCTTGATCAACCGACGCTGAATATAACCAGTGGTCGAAGTTTTTACAGCAGTATCAATAAGACCAACTCGACCACCCATGGCGTGGAAGAATAGTTCTTGAGGGTTGAGTCCGTTAATATAAGAACTCTCAACAAATCCGCGGGCACTTGGACTGTCATCGTATTTGGTAAAGTGTGGAAGCGTGCGATGGTCGAATCCATAAGGAATGCGCTTGCCGTCCACATTCTGTTGACCGAGACAAGAAATCATCTGCGAGATGTTCAAATCGCTGCCTTTGGAACCCGCGCTCACCATAATAACAAAGCGATTGTCCTTGCTCAAACTGGTGAGACCGACTTTTCCGGCTTCCGAAGACGCTTGATTAAGAATATTGTTGACTTGCGTCTCGAATTCCTCTTCATTGGTTTTGCCGGTCTTATTTTCAAAGACACCAATCTGTGTTTGATCAATGAGCTTCTTGACATCCATCTTCTTGTCGGTAATAATTTTAATAATATCTTGATTCGTTTTCTCATCTGCAATCAAGTCGCTAATGCCGACGCTATAAGCGCTGGACTTCATGTATTCGGTGATAATGTTCTGCAAATCATCGATGAAATTCGCAGAAGCAAAATTGCCGAAATCATTGCAAATGCGCTGGATGAGGCCCTTGGTACCTCCGCCGAGAACACCCTTCTCCATCTGTCCGCGCAAGTATTGTCCATTCTTGATTTCAAAGACATTGTTCGACTTGGACTTGTCTTCGCCATCCTTGAAAAGCTTGGTGTTGTATTTCAATGAAAGCGGTGGCAAGATTTGCGACATCAACTCAAAGTTGGTAACAACACCGCGCTCTTCGATAATAGCGTTGAGTGCTTTTTCATTCACGCGTTGGAACATCATCAGTATATTCATCGCCTCACGGGGGGTGAAACGAATATTTTCGCGCGTAAAACGATTGCATCCAAGCATAGAGTCCTGATAAATACCAATAATCGGCGAGTTGTTCGCAGGACTAATAATTTGATATGGAACGGCCGCCAAATTTCGCAGCTCCGATTCCGCTTCCACATCTTGTGGCATATGTAAATTCATTTCATCTCCGTCAAACTTTGCACCATATATGCTGTGACATTTTTCATTTTATTTTGAAAATGAAGTTCACAGTTTAAATGGCGCACCCCAAATGTTTCCAAAAGGGAAGGACTGTACCTTAAGCAGACTCAGGATGGCTAATCCTTCATTGTCCACCAACACCTCAGCAGTCTCTGAGAGGGCATCATAGTCTACCAAACGACCTTAGATACTCCACTGCGGATTGCCCATTTTGTCTTTAATAGAAGACGCATCAACCACTTTTTTACCATTGGGTTCGGCTACTAACCGAGTTCCCCCAAAATGTTTCCATATTGGGGTGGTAGTGATTGCTTTAGGGGATTCCCGTCAACAAGGTGTTTCGCAAATAAATCAATATATACTTGAGGCATTTCAAGTTTGTTTTCTAAATGATATTCAACTAGTTTTTTATAATGCATTTCGATTTGCTCTTTAATGATTTTATTATTTTTTGACAAGTTTTCTTTAGACGACAACGGCATTGTGTTTCTCCAGTTAAAAGCCAACAACTGTTCTTTTTGATTATTCAAATCAAATTTGGATACCGGTATTACATGGTCTATGTGCCATTCTTTACCGTGATTTTCCAAAAGACAGTTGTTATTATAACTGAAAATCCATTTAAAATATTCAACAGAAGAACAACCTAAATACTCTATTGAGTGTTTAGTTTTATTTTTATACCTCAAACAATTGTAAATTCTTGTTCTAATGTAGCGTTTAAACTTTTCAATGGGTTCATCTCTTTCGCAATCTCTACACTTCATGCGATTGTAACGGAACCTATTTTTGGGCTTAACTTCGCTGCAATATTTACATTGTTTGTTTTCTAAACCTATTTTATTTTGTTGTTCTTCTTTTAACTTTTGTCTTTCAAGTACTTTTTCGTGCTTGAATTCGCTTGCCATTTTTATTAGCTTTTTTCGGTGGTCTTCATCATTTTTATATTTCTGTCGTCGTTTAGAATTATTACATTCGCAGCAAATTGAACCGCGTTTGTAAAACTTGTCAACAGTTTTATCTTCGTTGCACTTAGAGCAATTCTTTTGTGCGACATTTTCAGGTTTTGTAGTACTCATATTTTATATTATTATTTTTTTCTAAGTTGTTTGCCTCAAATATTTTTTGATTTATTTACTAGGGGGTTGCACGCTTTTAACGCCCCCTGTTGCCAACCTTAACGGTTATTGTGACCAATTAGGAAACAATTTTTGATCGGCATTGTAAGGCTTTGTCAGCCTAATCCCCAGGGTTTCCCAAGGGGCTGGACTGTATCATACACTAGTTCAGAGTGATTAGCTCCTCATTACTAATGAACACCCGTTCAGTCTCTGAGTGCCTGCCATATCCTATCATAACGGACTTAGACAGTAACACTGCGGATTGCCCAATCCTTTACATTATTACCATTGGGTTCGGCTATTAACCGAGTTCCTCTTCACAGTTTCCCATGTTGAGTGGTAGTAAAGGCTCTAAGGGGTTTCCCGCATCAAGGTGTTTCGCACCCACCTTTGGGAAAGGTGGAACCAAACCATAATAGATTTGGCTCCACCTTTTCCAAAGGTGGACACTAGAGGGTAACACGCTTTTCACGCCCCCTGTTGCCGACACAAAGTCTATCGGCCACGTTCATGCGAAATGTGTCGCCTCGCTGCATAATGCGAGCAATGTGACACATCATCGACATTCTGTGCAAAGTCGGTTGACGGTTAAAGAGAATCGCATCACCATCCATCATGTGGCGGTGCACAATATCTCCATCTTCCAGTACAATCGACTTGCGGTCAATGTATCTCAAGGTGATTGAATCACCGTTTTTCCGTTCCAGAATCTTGGCACCTGGGTGCACATCTGGTCCGTTCTGCACCAGCTTCATCAAGAAGGCGCGATTCACAGCATTCACAACCACCGGTTTGGTAATATTCTTGGCAATCTTCATGGGAATGCCCAATTCGCGAATAGAAATGTTGGGATCAGCAGTAATGACGGAGCGGGCACTAAAGTCCACACGCTTCGCCATCAAGTTGCCTCTCATGCGCCCACCCTTTCCGTTTAAGCGGTCTTTAATCGACTTTAAAGGACGACCAGAACGCTGCGCCACCGATGCTACTCCAGGAATCTTATTATCGATTTGAGTGGCAACATAGTATTGCAAAACGGTGGTCCAATCATCAATCACATTCGCCGGCGCATTATTCTGCAACTTCTCTTGCAAGGTCTTGTTCGTCTTAATAATGTTTACCAAGATGTGACTCAAATCATCCTCCGAACGCTGTTGAGCATCGTGCTTGACCGAAGGTCGAACAGCAGGAGGAGGTACAGCCATTACTTGGCAAATCATCCAATCAGGACGCGACCACACAGGACTAAATCCCATAAAGGATACATCCTCGTCAGATATGCGTTTGAAGATCTTCAATACCATTTCAGGAGTCAACTTAATAACAATGTTATTTGCTCCTTCTTCACCGGAATCGTTTTTCCACTCGGCATAAATAGTGGCTAGACCATCTTTGCGAATCTTGTTGGGTTGCAAGCAACCACAACCGTCTTCCGTGTCTTCACCACATCGCTTCATTTTGCTCGCTAAAGCAAACACATACTTCCATCTGGCTTCACCCGCCATTTTCAGCGCTTGCTTATATTTCTCCTTACTAATCAAGAGTTTACTGCATTTGAAACATACACATCGAAGCACCTTAAAGACGGTGCTCAAATATTGAATGTAAAATACAGGACGCGCCAGCTCAATGTGGCCAAAATATCCCGGAGTCTGCATATAATCGAGTCCATCGGTTGGACAAATTAGACCCGGCTCAAGCACACCCATTCTGGGGTCAAACAAACCACCGATAATAGGCTTGTTATTGACATAGGTGTCTCGCGATGTAATTTCGGCGACGGAACCTTTACGGATTTCGTCGGGAGAAAGAATACTAAACTGTATTCCAATAACTTTTGAATTATGAATATTGGATTTGGTATTCCTCGACATCGTTCCTTATAATATATAATTATATTTAGATTGTTTACTATCAATTTTAATTTTAATTGAAAACGGGCGATTCCAAAATTTTATAATATAATTCAGCCACAAACAAATTAAAGATCAAGAATAAAAAATTGATTGGCATTTAAAATTTAAAAACAGTGCATATATAAGAAAATGGCACGCGATCAAAAGATGACTAAACGAGAACAAATTAAGAAGTCAAAGAAACAAGACGAAATTGCACGCAATCGCAAATCTCACAAGGACTCCGATGATGATGGCGGAGACAACGATGATGAATACGATTATGACGAGGAAGAAGATGAGATGGATGTTCACGAATATCGCAAATTTCTAGCAAAGATGTTTCCTTCAAAGCACATGGATAAAAAAATAAAAATGGGCGAGAAAATTAAAAAGTTTATGAAAACTCTTCCTTCTTCAGAGGATGAGGAAGAAGACGATGAGGAAATGGAAGAGGTAAAATCCAAAAAAATACAAAAGAAATCAAATAAGAAGACAGTTGTTTCTAATAAAAAGCAATTAAAAAAGAAGCCTTTAAAGAGCAAGCCCGTTTCAAAGGGAAAGACCAAAAAGGAAGAGGTCAGCGAAGATTCTCTTTCCGAAGAAGAGGAGGAAGATGATGATGAAGACGACGAGGAACTGGATGAAGAGCACGAAATATCTACATCTAAAGGAAAGTTCAACATTATCTTTACTATTGGAGGTCGATCCGGAGAAGATGAGGATGAAGACGGGTGGGAAGATTTTGATGAAGATGAAGATTGGGAAGAGGATGAAGATGATGAAATTGAAACGGAAGATGAAGATGAGGAGGTAAGCGATGATGAAGACGACGAGGATTACGAAGACGAGGAAGAGGAAGAGGAAGAGATTGTTATAAAAAAGAAGGGTGATAAAAAGAAGAAAAGAATTATTGAGGATGACGACGAAGAACGCGCCGAAATATCAAATGAAAAAATCAAATCCTCGACCCAGCTGACATCCAACTCCGATATGGCATCCATGATTAGAGAAATGCTTGACGCGTCAACGAGCGAAGAATCAAAACCAAAGACTTTGGAAGAAGACGAAGCCATTTTAAAAGGATTAAAGGATATTGAAGAGAAAACCAAGGGCAACAAGATGATTGCGGAATGCATCAAAGTTTGCGAAAGGGAGCTAAAAGAAAAGCGCAAAAAATACGATAAGAAAATTCAAAAGACAAAGGAAAAGCACGAGCGCATTTTCAAGCGCATTATTCGAGACAAGAATCCTATGAATGACTTTACCTTCTTCAACAAGTTGGATGCCGTAGAACAAAAAAAAATTATCAAAGAAGTGCGCGAAATCAACAAGATTACTCGCATTGAAAAACCGTATCGTCTTACTTTGTTGGAAGCCGACATTCCACCCATTTTCAAAGCCGCAGCAATGAAAAAGATTAACTCGCTTCGTTATATGGAACCCGGAAGCGGCGAATTTTATAAAATTAAAAACTGGGTCGACACCTTTATGCAAGTCCCATTTGGCAAAATCCGTACGCTTCCCGTCACTATTGAAGATGGTGTAGAACTGTGCCACGATTTTATGGCCTCGGCGCAAAAGACACTCGATGACGCAGTTTATGGCCTCAATGACGCAAAAATGCAAATTATGCAGATGTTGGGTCAACTGGTTACAAATCCTGCGGCGATTGGAACTGCAATTGCAATTCACGGACCGCCGGGTACAGGAAAGACGAGTCTTGTAAAGGAGGGAATTAGTAAAATTTTAAACCGTCCATTTGCATTTATTGCGCTTGGAGGTGCCACGGATAGCAGCTTCTTAGAGGGTCACTCTTACACTTATGAGGGAAGCGTTTGGGGAAAGATTGTGCAGATTTTGATTGACAGCAAGTGTATGAATCCGGTTATATATTTTGATGAGTTGGACAAGATTAGTGATACGCCAAAAGGTGAGGAGATTGCTGGAATTTTGACGCACTTGACAGATACTAGTCAAAACAGTCAATTTCATGACAAGTATTTTGCAGAGGTTGATTTTGATTTGAGCAAGTGTTTGTTTATTTTCAGCTACAATGATGAAAGTAAAGTGAATCCCATCTTGAAGGACCGCATGTACAGAATTATGACCAAGGGCTATGACCAAAAGCAAAAGTCGGTGATTAGCAACAACTATTTGTTGCCGCGCATTCGCGAACAAGTCAAGTTTACAGAAGAAGACATTATTATTCCCAAGGAGACGATTCACCACATTATTGACGAGCACTGCAATAAGGAGGATGGAGTGCGCAATTTGAAACGATGTTTGGAAATTATTTACACAAAGTTGAACTTGTATCGCTTGATGCGCCCAGGCGCGAATCTCTTTGAAGAGGAAATGTCACTCAATGTTGAATTCCCGTTTACAGTTACGAGGGAGATTGTCGACATGTTGATTAAGAAAGACAGAGAAGCGAATATGTCGTGGAGAAATATGTACATGTAATCTATAAATTTATAGTTAACAAAAATAGCAAAAATAGCAAAAATAGCAAATATAAACAAATATAAACAATAATTATTTTTTTTGTCTTTAGTAAAGGGCTTAAATATAATATAATAATTATTGTTATAATGTCGGGATTCAAAAACGAAACTGAGGACAACACTTTTGAAATTAGCGAAGAATTGGAATCATTATTGAATATTAGAAATTATTTAGACATGCAAATTTGCGCACTCAATGAACAATTGGAGTTTAGCGAGTATCTCGACGCGTCTTTAAGTCCCTTTATAGAATCTTTTTCTAATGAATTTAAAGGACACTTTCCCACAATAACGGTCGAACAAGACTTGCAAACGCTAAAAAAAATGCTTGGCGAAGTACTGCAGCAAATAAAGGGTGTGTGTAAACATCAATATGAAGAAGATAATATTGATGTTACTAATGGTTGTTGTGAAAATTCTATGAAGATTACATATTGCCTGATTTGTTCTTCTACTTTCTAGCCGTAGTATTTTTGGGGCGTTTCATCTTCTTGCGCTTCTTCAATTTTAGTTCTGTATCACCACCTATAAGCGCCGGTCCCAGTACCGTTGCTAGAAATAATGGTCCGTATTTCAATGCTTTACGCGCAAGTTCATTCCATGTTTTTTCATCTTTTGCAACCTCGGGTGGAACATGCGATCTATAATTAACTAATCCTTTAAAATCATTTAATGTACCCTCTCCAAAATAAGCGTTTAAAATCCGCGTTATTCGTGCTTTTTTTTCGGTTTTGGAATAGGGTTCTTGTATTTTTACACATGCATTAGGGTCTGAATACAATCCAGGTGTAGTGCAGTCAATCCTGTCATAAAACACAGCTTCAACAAAAGAACTACAATTCATAAATTGCGATGCCACTGGAATATATTGATTATAAATTGAAGAAAGTCTCGAATATACACACATTGTTTGTCCGGAAAACCGCTCAACTGTAACATTTCTTGGTTCACCACTTTTTCCTACAACCATTGTAACTGCGCGCACTCGTTTTATTGTTGCCAGCAGTTTATTTAATCGAATAACATGACACTTTTCCAGAATTCCTATGTCAATTATATCATAATTATATGCGTCTTCGTCTACATTCAACGAGTCGGGTGAATATATATATCCGGTTCCCAACAGTTGCACATTTTCCAAGTCAACCCCTCCTATTTTACCTCCTTTTCTGAGTAGTTCTTCTATTTTTTTTAAACGCTTAACTTTTTCGTCGCCTGCTTCTTTTTTTTCTTCTTCGTCATCCGCAAAGGGATCGGACCCATACCCAAGTGTATATATTTTTCCATTGCATAAAATTACTATAGATAAATGAAAAGAATCATAAATGAAACCACCAGTATCCTTTTCATACAAGTTATCGCTATTAGCGGGATTATTGATATAATTTTCTAATTCTGTTTTTTGTTCATCTGTTTCAAGTTTCTCTTTTTTACCCATTAATTCTTGCCATATTTTTCTTTTTGACAATCTTTTTCGTTTTTGACACGCAAAAATAATGTAAAGCGGCAACGAAACTTGATTCATTCTTGCATCCTTATTTTTTGAATTACTATCAAAATCTTCAAAACTTTCAACTGTTGCTGTTAGTTCTTTCGATAAAACAACCTCCGCATATTCTTTTAAAAATGGAATTTTTTGCGTTTCGTAATAATCGTAGTCATCTTTGTCAATTTTTACAATTTTTTGTGTTAATTCACTTCCAGCAAATTCATCGGCAACTTTAAAATTCGTAGGTAAACTCATATTTGTTACCATACTTTTAACAAAAGGTTTTCCATTTACAAAATCGTTGTCTTGTTGTTTTTGCTCTTCTGTTAATTCTATATCTTTGACAAAAACATCATCTATGTCTTGAGCGTTAAAATCCAGAGCAATTTGAATGGGGTATCCAGTCAATTTATAAGTTGTTAAAAACTCCCTCAACCACTTTTGCTGCGGTATTTTTTCCAAATTTACCAAATCTTCATTTTCTTTAGTTTTATCATAATTTGCTGCTTTTTTAAATGCGGATAATTTATTTACTCCATCTAAATATCCTAGCAATTCTCTGGCTTTTTTGTCAGTTAATTTTATTTTTTTAAGAAACATTCTCCATTTAATTGGATTTAAATCTGGGTTTAACTTGCCTTCTTTAAATAATTCTGGATATTCTTTTGCTTTAATTTGCATATTTTCCGCTTGATTTAATATTAATTCCAGGTTTGCGAGTTGGCATAGTAGCCCAATGTCTGCGCCATTAAGTTGTGGAACTCGGCTTGCATCAATTCTTTTGCAGTCTTTTGGTATTTTATTACCGTAATATAATTTGAAAAATTCTAATTTTTTTAATGTACCAACGGCTAGATTTTTTAGTTCTTCTAATGCAGTAGCAGTACTTTTTTTTACATCCGTTCTAGTTGCGTTTTGTTCCTGAAATGATGTTAAATTTGATGTGTTTGGTAGAGCATCTGTATCATCTGGAAGAAAATTAAAATCAAATTCCGCAGCCCTTGTCATTGATTTAATTGGTAATGAAGAAGATTGGGCCATATTTTATTAGTTATAATAAGTTAATAAAATATAATTTAGGTGTAAACCCTTATTCCCGCTTAATACTCGGAATAAGGCACATTGTTGCCACCGCGGTCAATCAAATAGTTGTATTGGTCGACGGTCATGCACGCGCATCCCATACTGTTCGAGTAAGTATTGGGGCAGCAGCTAGGAGAAAACTGAGTATTCTTAAACATCAACATCTCTCCATTAGGAAGGGGAACGGGTTGCTTAGAACGGTTCAAAATATTTTGAATGCCTTGGCTCACGGGTTTACCGGGAGTATAAGTCAAGTCGGGTGTGAACCACGAACTTGTGCTAACGGGAGGTTCGTTGTACATTGACGATTCACCGTAGTTAGTATTGGCACCAACAAAACCTTCTTTTGTTTTGGTCATACTATTAGTCTTATTCATCATATTTTGAAATGCATTTAATGCAGCAACCATGGGACTAGCTGCTTCAGGTTTAGGTTTCATCGTTAACGCTTCTAATGCACGAGCTGTAGGGGAATTATTTCCAATTTTGGGTTTCATCATTAGTCCTTCTTTACCTTTCGCCATCGCCATCATATTAGACATTGCCTCCAAAGGCGTAGTTTGAGCGCACGAACAAAACAAGTGTCCGGACATTACAAAAAATAACACAACAATTAGAATAATTATTTCAGTGCGAAAAAATGACATATTATACATATTTGATAGATAATATTTTTCATCTATATTTTTCTAAAAAGAGCTCCACTTGTGAATTATAATGGAAATATTTTACTCCGTCAACATAAAAATACTTTTTGTCCGTTATCAAATGTCTCAAAATCTTCTTCTTACCTTCGTTGCCAACTTTTTCTAAATTAGCGCGTTCATTGACAAAAACTGTATGCAAGTTTATTCCGTGGATCCCCATTGTTCCCCCTAAATTTTCGCCAAAAATATCTACCAATCCAACAACTTTGGCTCCGTCTTTTAGATTTGTACCAATCTCTAAATTACTTATTTCTCTCGATTCTCCGTTCTCCATTTCAACCTTTGAATCAGGATAAAACCCTCCATCATAATACTTGTGTATGTCCACGGTTTCATTCGAATCTATGCGATACAACAGTTCTGTTAACTCTTCGTCAAAGACCTCATCCCAATCAGCAAATTCATTGTTCCCAACGCGGATGGTCTTTAAGCTAGTATTTAAACAATATATATAAGGATCTGCGGAGCTTAAAGGCACGACCAAAGGTTTAACCAAAGGATGATCTTTCACAAGAATCCATTTGTCATCATGTTTCACGCGGTGACTTCCACTTACCAATATATTTCCTAGTTGAAACATTTGTTCGTTAGTGGCATCCAATTTCAATTTTGCGGTTATTGCATTGTTATTTGCCAGAATATCGCCGACTTCCAACTCCTCAATCAATTTTTCAGACCCGTCATTCATTGTCATAAGAGTTTTTCCGTCAAAACAGTGTCCAGGACCAGGGACAGAAGGAACGGGAGAACTTATATTTACATGCAACACTTCAGTCATAAAAGCCAACATTATTATTACGGGTATACTTAGCGACAAAAATATAGCTGTAAATGAAATTGCTGCGGGCCAAGTAAATGGGAAATACCACAACGCAATAATAACACCAAACAGTATAACTAAGATGGCAACAATTACTTCTAAAATAACGCCCAACAATGATTGCAATGTGTAATATGTTCCCAGACTAGTATAGAGTCCCGCTGTCATCACTCCCATCACTTTTTGCATAAAGTCATTGAATGAAATCAATATAACCTGAATCGGCGTCATAATATTCAACAACCTTCCAAATATCTCTTCCGCTATTTTCGCCATATTTGTTCGCACATTCGAGACAACTGTTCTTATCGAATTCAGTGTATTTGCTATATCGCCATATTGCGATGTTAAATTTGAAGTAATGTATGTCAAAGGCTCCGTAGCATAACCAGTAATAGAGGTCAAAATATTTTGCATGCAATAAGTGAAATTGTCTTGCGTATATTGAATCGTGGATGCACCATCGGGCTTATTTATAAAACCTGCAAAGGGAATGACTTTTGGATTGCATCTCTCGACGGCCCAATTATCTTTTATCGGCTGCAAATTTTTCATTGTTGTCGTATACGCAAAAACCAAAAACATTATAATTAATAAAATCAGGAACATTATTACTGAACCACCATACAAATCGTAATAATTTAAATTGCTGTATAGTTTATTTATTTTGTCTGTGCTGTCTTTTATATTTGGTTTTTCAGGAATATTATCCATATATAGTAACTGGATAATATTCTATTTATTTTCTGCTTCACTTGATAGGTCTTACTAAATCGTCGTCCCAATCGTAAAATGTGTGTTCGCCTAATTTAATCTTATGGTCGCTCGTAATCAAACAACTAAACCACCTTGATTTTTTAAGATCTTGCTTCTTCGCTTCTGGGTGCGATTTTACTTCAATGTACTTGCCTTGTTCCTTACTATAAATCATGTGACTTCCTGTAACATATATGTCACTCCCGTTTACTCCGTTGGGAATAACATATAAATCCGTTTTTAAGTCACTGTTATCTAATTTTATTGATGAATTTACTCGACTTCCGTTCTCCAAAATATCCCCTAAATTCAAATCCTTCATTGCTACTATTGCGCCGCCGTGCAACCTGACTTCCGTGTCTGGATGGAAACATAGAGCTTGCACCATTTGACCGGGGGGTCCTTTCCATGTTGCCTGCATTGTCTGTATGCTTCCTTCCATAATATACATCATTGTTACTACCACACCTATTAGTTTGCCGACTAAATCTTTGATTCCAATAGTTATTTTTTGGAACTCTATTATTAAATTCAAGAAAACACCGTAGATGTTTCCTGTAATACTTGCCATAAATGTTCTTATGTTGCTTATCATCACGCGAAAAAAGTTGAGACTATCTGTAAATTGCCCTCCCATTTGAGTTAAATTGGAAGTAATATAAGTTAGCGGTTCTAGTAAGTAACCCATATAGCTGGTTTGCATATTTTGCACGCAAAAAGTGAAATCTTCCTGTATATTGTCAGAAAGAGGCATAAACATAGGATTGCAGCGATATTTTGGCCAATTTTTTTTAATCTCTGTAAGAGAAGCAAAGAAATACATTGAAACAATTAGCGCTATAAAGGCTAAATTTATATATATAAAATGGACCCAATCAATTCCTTTTGGCATTAACTTATATTATCTTTATAATTTTATTTTCTTTATTTTCCACCTTTTCCACCTTTTCCACCTTTGAAAAAGGTGGAGCCAAACTGAGTTCCACTTTTGAAAAGGGTGGAGCCAAAACAGAGTTCCACCTTTGAAAAAGGCTTAGCCAAAACTGACTTCCACTTTTGAAAAGGGCGGAGCCAAAATAAGAGCTAAAACTGACTTTTTATTTTCTCGACTTTCTCGACTTTCTCGACTTTCTCAATTTTCTCGACTTTCTCGATTTTCTTGATTTCCTCGACTTTCTTGATTTTCTAGATTTCCCTGTCTTACGGCTTTTTCTCATTTTTCTACCACCTGTAGAAGGAGCTGGGATAAGTGGTACTTGGTCGCCTTGTCCTTGTACGCTCATCTGGTTACCTGATTTATAAATATTAACTTGCGAACTATCTGTTCCTAGGCTAGGTGCCATTGTTGAAGAAGTTCGACTTGACACAATTTGAACAGGCATATTTTGTCCGCCTTTTTTAGTCATTCTACTACGACGGCGTTTGCCTCCCGACTTACTCGCCATTGTAGCTTGTGTATTATACATATTTGTGGTTCTTAGGTTAGCAGCTTGAGCTGGAGTCTGCGCACCTGATGGCAAAGGTGTATTTAACGGTGGTGATACCATATAATATACGCAAATATTTTTATACGCAGTAAGAAATTCATAAATAAATATGTGGTAAAAGGTTTCGTTAACTTATGAAATTAAGTTTCTTAAATACTTTATATGGACGATAATGCGCGGCTTCAATTACAAAAGATGATTAAGGCGAATGATGTCGAGGACCAAACCGGATTAATACGCGAACTAAAACACAGTCACCAACTAAAATCCGATATTAACGGCCTTCTTTTTCTAAAAGCTAAACATCGCGACAACCAAGAACTTATTGTTACCGAGGCTATGACCGAATGCAATTTCTTATTCACATATTACACCGATATTTTCAACAAGGTGCGAAAAGATGAGATTGATTTGACTATATTATTCAAATTCATGGATGTATTAAGACAAATTGAAGATGGCGAACTAGACCAACACGATGGATCTTTCGTGGTTGGCAAGTTGCTGAAAGAACTTTATGTGGACAGCGCGCTAAGAAAGGCAGATAAGCTCAACGAAGAACACGAAAAGGCAAAGCCTGTTGAAAAAGTTGTTGAACCTATTAATATTAGTTGGAAGCAATTTAAAGAGATTGCCAAAGTCTAGGTCTAATTATGAGTATTAAAAATCTGTATCTCCGGAAAACGCATCTTGTTTCTCTTTAAAACACTTGGTTTCATCAAATCCTCCCAAAAATTCACCATTATGAAATACCATTGGGAATGTTTTGCATTCTTTCCCGGCTTTCTCTCGCATGAATTCCAAAAATGCTGGTTTATCTTCAATAAGCCATTCATCGCAATCTACAATCAAAGGTTTTACCGGCACAGTTTCCAAAAACTTTTTTACTTTAGTACAATTTGGGCAACCACTTTTTGTGTAAATTGTATAATTGTTTAAAGCAGGTTCAATATATTCCATCGTTATATAGCTATATAGCTAAAAATAATTTTATATTGTTTTTAAAACTATGAATGCGTAAAAAAAAATATTGAATTAATATATAATGGCGCCAACAAAACGCAATTTTAGGAGAAAATCCCGTTCGAATCGCAGAAAAAGAACTGCTATGAAAAAGGGAGGAAAGAAATATTCTATGGGTGGAAAAAAATATTCTATGGGTGGAAAAAAATATTCTAGAGGAAGAGGAAGAGGGAGAGCAAGAAGAGGTGGTGCGGAGGGAGATATTACAATGGTTACTAGAGCGGAAATTGATCCTTGGGCTCAAACTATGATGACCGCCTATCCTGATGCACAAAATTTTATTCGGGTGTTATTTGATGCAGTTGTAGCCGGTAGAGTTTCGGTAGTATCCGTAAGAAACGATGCAAACGAAGAACCTACCAACATTACTAGAGATATTTATACCAGATCCGCAGAGTCTGGTGCCAACGCTTTTCAAATTTTGGCCAAAAACTCTGTTTGCAAAATAACTGACCAAGCAGATGATTTATCATATATTGGCAAATTTGTAGGTTGGCCCAGTAATACTATGGGAAGCAACTTTCCTTTTTACATGTATTTTTACAAGTAATAAATAATTTAATCACTTAAACATATTTTAATAAATATATTTAAGAAAATGACTACAATAACAAAGTCTAAAAAAGTACAATTAACAACAACGCTTGTTATTGTCGAATCCCCCGCAAAATGCAAGAAAATCGAAGAATACTTGGGTCCCGGTTACAAGGTGATTGCTAGTTTTGGCCATTTGAGAGAACTCGGCTCCCTAAAAAATGTCGACATTGAAAACCGGTTTACACCCAATTATCAAATTATTAATGACGAGAGAAAACGCAAGCATATCGAGTTTATGCGCAAAGATATTTATTCTGCAGATGATGTCATATTGGCCACGGACGATGACCGCGAAGGTGAGGCCATAGCTTGGCACATTTGTGCGCTCTTTGATTTGCCAGTTGACAAAACTAAACGCATCGTGTTCCACGAAATCACTGAGCGCGCCATTCAGGCAGCCATATTGAGTCCAAGAACCATTGATTTGAACCTAGTATATTCTCAACAAGCGCGACAAATCTTGGATTTACTTGTGGGTTTTACCATCTCTCCAATGCTGTGGAAGTACATCTCCAAGAATGCCGAACATAGTCTAAGTGCTGGGCGTTGTCAAACACCGGCATTGAAGCTGGTATACGAAAATCAAATAGAAATTAATAATTCACCTGGGAAAAAGGTTTATAATACTGTGGGATATTTCACCAATAAATGCGTTCCCTTTGATTTGAATGCGCGTTATGATAGCGAAGACAAAATGTTGAACTTTTTGGAAGAGAGCGTGAATTTTGACCACATCTATTCTTGCACAAATCCAAAGAAGGTTTTTAAAGCGCAACCGGAGCCACTAACTACTTCAAGAATTCAGCAATTGGCGAGCAATGAATTGCATATATCGCCCAAGGAGACCATGCGTTTGTGTCAAATCTTGTATGAACAAGGACACATTACTTATATGAGGACAGATTCGAAGAAGTACAGCAAGGATTTTATTGATACTACCAAAGAATACATAATAAAAGAATATTTGGACCCAAAATATGTGAATCATCAAATTGACCAATTGGCAAATACAAATGTTGAACTTGAAGAAGAAACCAAAAAACCCGATAAACCAAAGAAAAAAACAAAAAATACTGGATCAAAAAAAGAAGAGTTAGTACAAAGCTTATCGCAAGAGGCTCACGAGGCGATCAGACCAACCAAAATTTCAGTTAAAGCCATGGAAGACAAAATGGGGCCTCGAGAGAAAAGGTTGTACAAGCTAATATGGGAAACAACCTTGGAAAGTTGCATGTCGCAATCTGAATTCTTACAGGTTAACGCATCAATTACTGCACCATTTGAATCAAAATATTCACATATATCCGAAATAGTTGATTTTCCAGGATGGAAAATAGTAAAAAATAAATTTACAGATGCTGAAAAAAGCAAGGTCTACACTTACTTGCAAACCATTAAACAAGCGACCGCATATGATTATAAAAAAATTGCGTGCACTATGAGTTTAACTGACACAAAATCGCATTACACAGAAGCAAAGCTGGTTCAACTTTTAGAAGAGCGCGGAATAGGCAGACCATCCACATTTTCCACACTAATAGACAAAATCCAAGAGCGCGGCTATGTTAAAAAGGAAGACATAAGCGGCAGAAAGCTCGAATGTATAGATTTTGAATTGGAAGAAGAGACCATCACAGAAAAGAAAACAACAAGAGAAGTCGGAAATGAAAAGAATAAATTGGTAATTCAACAGCTTGGAATTATTGTGATGGAATTCCTGGATAAACATTTCAACGAACTATTCAATTATGATTATACAAGGTTGATGGAAGACGATTTAGACAAGATATCAAGGGGAGAAAAAGATTGGCCCCTGTTATGCGACTCTTGTTTAAAAACAATGGAAGAGTCTTGCAAAGAGCTAAAGGACGAGAAAAAACACGAAATCAAAATAAACGAAAACCACAGTTATATCATAGGAAAATATGGCCCGGTTATAAAATGCGTCGAAGGCAAGACCCAGGACGGCAAAGACAAAGTGGTCTTTAAGCCCATTAAAAAAGATATTAATTTAGATCTTCTGGAAAAGGGTGGATATAAATTGGAGGATTTACTGGATGTAGATGCAAAAAAGAAGGGCGATCCCCCATTAGGGGAATTTCACGGTGAAGACTTGTTTATTAAAAAGGGAAAATATGGCTTGTACGCACATTGGGGGGAGAACAACAAATCATTATCGTGTTTCGGTAATCGTCCCATTGCGAATATTACTTATGATGAGGTTCTTGCAATATTGATGAAAGATGAACTGGATGGCAAACTAGGCAAAAAGGGGCCCAATAATATTAGAGAAATTACTACTAATATTAGTATTAGAAATAGCGCGCACGGCGATTATTTGTTTTTTAAGACGGCAAAAATGAAGAAGCCGGTTTTTTATAAGCTGGGTGGGTTCAAAGGTGATTATAAAATATGTAATATAGAACTTTTGAAGAGCTGGATTATCGACGAATACAAAATCCGTATATAATCGGGGCGGAAATCCTTGAATCCTAGGGTTCTCCGAACCCCTCCTCTATACTTTAATGTTATTTGGTGTTTTAATAATGCAATTTTTCATCATTTCAATAAAAATGATGCAAAATAAAAGAGGAGGGGTTCGGGGAACCCTAGGTTCCCTGATTAGGATTTCTTTGCCACAGCCGTTGAGCTTCCAAACAACGCATTTGATGTGGGATCAAAAGTAATGTAAGAACGCAAATTCTGTGGTCTCAAAATTTGGAAAATCAAATTAAATGAATAATTAAACTTGCCAAACTCCACCAACATGCCGTTGTGATAACGAATCTTTACTCTTATTCTGCGTATTCTTTCAGCTGGTGGATTAAAAATTTTTACAGCCTCGGTGTTACTGTCGTACCATTGAGAAACGGGAGTTGTAGTAACGCCTATTTTTGCAAAAGCGGCATTGTGAACTCCATTCGTTTCATTTGTTTTATATGTAAAAGCTGATAAACTATAAGGGCTCGTCTCATCAATATTATTTAAACCATCCACCTCCATGTAAAAATAAGAATTTCCCATTAAATTAATTTTTGCAGGGGCTTCTAAATAATATACTTGCGTATTTTTGTATTGTGGATCAGGTAAAAGCCAATACCCATTGTCGCCGGAAACAAGTGCATCCCCATAATAAAATCTAGGGTAAACGCCGGGATATTTATTTGTTATTGTTGGCGTGGGACATCGTGTAAACCCTAAAAATGCTGGCAATCCCCAATTTGAAAAATCCGCTAAATGTTTTTGCACGCATTGTATCGCCAACAATTCTCGTCTTTCACAATAAAAATTGGAGTCATTAGTTATAATAAAACCGGAACTTTTATTTCCAAACCACAATGACTGTGTTACTTGATTGTAAACTACAACAAACTGATTATAACCACCTTGTTTAATGTATTGCGGCAATAAAGCCGGATAGTTATTAGATATATATTCATAAACAAGAAGATCTACTGATTCATTGAAGCGATTTGTTAATTCTGTGGCTATCTGGATGGGATTGTAGAATCCCTCTGAAATATATATTAAAAAATTATTTCCTACATTTGACCACAAAGCCTCGTATATTACAAACAATAGAGTGTCTGGATCATCATCCGGAGGTCGATACGGTTTATCAATTTTAAATGTCATTCCTATATTTGCTTGCGCAAGAGAAAATGTATTATAATTGGCCGGAAAGGTATAATTTCCCAATTTAACAGTTGAAACATTTACATAATCATCGGGCAACTCTATTTCAAAATTGCTTGAACTAGGCCATTTAGTAATATCTCTATCTTCAGAATGAATGCTTACCACCCGCTGCTCGATCATATATTCATTTGCATTTGGAATTAAAGGATGATTTGAATTTGTATTAAATCTGCTCATATAATACTATTATAGAAAGAAATTTTATTTTTATATATTATTACACTTTAATTGAAAAACTTTATTATGCAGTTATATTAAATGTCTACAATAAGTTTTTCAGGAAAACAGCCCAATTATACTGCATACATAAAAACATTTCCTTTGCAGCCTTTATCAACAAATACAACATGGACAAATATAACTATGGATAATAAGCTGTACCTCACACCTTCAAATGCAAGCGCAAATGTTTATATTAAAAATGACTTGCTGGTTGGCGGTTCTATAAACCATGTATCTGATTTTAAATTAAAAGAGAATATTGAAGAATTAAAACTTGCATTGGCAAACGATTTATTAAAGCTCGAGCCAAAACAATATAGTTATAAAGCAGACACTGAAAAAAAACTTCATTATGGAATTATAGCGCAAGATTTGGAGACATATTTTCCAAATTTAGTAACAACCGTGAAAATGGAGAATAATGGTTTACAAGAAAACATCAAGGTTGTGAATTACACTGAACTTATCCCGTTATTAATTGTTAAATTGCAGGATTTGCAAAGACAAGTTGACGAATTGAAGCAACAACAATCATAATAAATAATTTATTCTCTACAAGTAATATAATAATGTCATCACCACAACAACAAATAAACACAGGAATTATTTCGGGCTCTAGTACCGATGACTCAATATTTAATAGCTTAACTTCGAAATTTTATATTTCTTTAATTACAGTAGGAATAATTTTACTATTTGCCACTATTGGCTCCACTTCAATGGATAGCTTGAATGGAACTATAGCTGGATACTTTTTAATAGCCATAGGGATGGCGATTCTTATTTCATTTATAATTGGCATTTCTTCAAAGAACGGTTCGCAAAATATAATTAGTGCCATTTTTTCAGTGGGTCCATTTTTTGTTACCATCGGGATTGTTGCTTACATCTTATATCTGCTTTTCACATATAAAGACAGAATAGCTGAGGGAAACATAGCTCCTGGTTATGCCAACTTTACAAATATATCGGTAATTCTAATCCTATTGCAACTTTTCTTATTCTATATGGGAACGCAAAAGCAAAGTTTTCAAAGAGACAATAAATTAGATCGTGTTTATAGTGGACTTTTATATTTTGTTGGTGTAATAAATATTGTAGCAGTAATAACAATAGGTATTATTTTGAAATATTTTTCCACTGACGGATAAGCTTGCGACTTTTAAGCTTGCGACTGATAAGCTTGCGACTTTTAAGCGCACAACTTTTAAGGATTGTTGGCTTTCAAAAACTTGTATGTCAGCCCATAATAGCAATCTGTTTCCCATATTCCAGAAATCTTAAGCGCAAAATTACCATTGCCAAGTTTATCAGTATTATCAAGAAATAATTTGATATTTCCATTTTTGAACTGCTCATTAATCTTATATTGAGGAATTTTATTTTTAGTATTATATTTCCTCAACAAACTTTCTTCTATCAAACGCAGATGCTCTATTAAATCCTTGTGTAATTGCGCATTAAATGTGCATTTATATTTGTTATAATATTTCTCAATATTTATATCGTGCAGAGGAATTAAAAGGCTTATTCCGTTCAACACAAACAACGAGTTGGAGTAAAGTATCCTCACAAAATTGCCCTCGTTCATTACATTATTTTTTATAGGGTCACAAAAATACACATTATCATTGTGATATTGATCTATTCTTTTTACAATGTTCATTCTACTAGTAGACTTTATTTATTTGCGTTATGTTTTTAAGTACTATGAAAAAAATTTATAAATAAGTAATAAAATAGAATAAAGAATGTTGAGTTAAACTATATAATGAAATTTCATGAAACCCATTTTGAAGAATACATAAATGCCAAAGAGAATTTACATCCAAAGCTCGAAAAGGTATTTTCCAAATTCCCCAAGAAAATACACGATTTAAAGAATCTCATTTTTTATGGCCCAAATGGCGTCGGAAAATACACACAAATGTTAAAGTCTATTCGAAAATATAGTTCTTTTGATTTAAAATATGAAAAAAAAATTAGTGTTACTTATAACAAGCAGCAATACTTTTTTAAAATAAGCGATATCCACTATGAAATAGATATGTCTCTCTTAGGTTGCAATTCGAAACTGTTGTGGCACGAGATTTACTCTCAAATTGTGGACATTGTTTCTGCCAAAAACGAAAAATCGGGAATTATTGTGTGCAAATATTTTAATGAAATACACAGCGAATTGCTAGACAATTTTTATAGTTATATGCAGAAGAATAATGCAACTTCGATTGATTTAAAATATATTTTAGTAACGGAGGAGCTCAGTTTCATTCCGGATAATATATTAAATTGTTGCGAAGTTATAAGCATTCCTCGGCCTACGAAAGCTGCATATAATAAGTGTTTAAAAAACAAGTTGGGAAACAAGTTGG